TGGGGCATCATATTGACCATGCCCTCTTCAGGCTTATATAGCCAACGGGTACTCATCTTTGATCGCGTTATAAAATGACCGCAATCTAATAGCTTCCAATTTTTCCTTGCTGTACACGTAAAACAATTTGCCCGCCCAAATTCATCTGCGTTTGATTTTCTCACGTAGTCGCTTAAAGCCTTGTCAAGTTTTACTTTGGCTTTACTCTTCGTGATCATCATCTTCTTCGATAAAGTCTGTGTGTTCTAGACATTCAGCGCATATTTCCCATTCTCCAAATTTAGGTGCGCCGCAACAATTGCTTATTAATTCATTCATTTGTCCCATTTATTTTTCTTTTTTAATCTTGTACCTATGCCTTCTTTGGTTGGTACGTGTTCTTTTACTTGCAACTTGTCGTACAATTCAACTAAGCCTAAAGGTTGCAAAACCTCATCAGTCTTTTCTGTGGCTTCGTGCTTTTTATTTTTCGCTCGTTGCTCTAAAATTTCTGCGCGTGTTTCGCCCTGGTAGGTTTGCAAGCACGTCAGTATCTCAGGAGTCTTTAAGCGTTCGAACATCTTTCCGTATTTGCCTTTGCGTATCATGTTAAAGCACACACGTATTTCTTCTAGCTTCAAAGTAGGATGCTCTTCGATAATTGACCTGCAACAAAACATCAATTCTTCATCGCTCTCGATCGTCACCTTATAATTCAATTCTTTAATCATTCGCCCTACCTCAGACACAATCCAACCCCGAACCATTTCAGGCGCAATGGCTAAGGCTTGCTTTATGTTCGTGCCTTCATCCCATGCTTGCGTTGGGCTAAGTTGTATGCTGCTATCCTTCAGTAACGAAAGACTTAATGTTCTCAGCGTTGAAATTTGTTTGCTTGAATCCTTTTGTAGCTGTTGCATCGCTTTGTTTTTTTTGTCTGCGCACCCAATTACGCGCTGTTGCTTTCCAATCTTTTATCTTGTTGCCTCCTTTTAAAGTCCATCCAGTTTGATCATACCAATCTTTAAATGCCTCTGCTTCGTCGCGAGGATTTTCAACTCCTAATTCTGCAAAGTACAAATAACATTCTTGCGTATTAGGCTTGCTTGTTTTCATTGGTTTGTTAATTGTATTCTTCCTTGTATTATTATGTCGTACTTTTTTACGGGTAGTAGCCGTAGTTTTTGACGGGTTCAGCCCGTTATTTATTACGGTATTCATCCGTAAAATTCTACGGGTATGCTCTCCAATCATCTCTCGTGTACGAGTTATAAATCCCGCATCTTCTGCTGCCTTCAATGCTTTTTCAACTGTACTCTGTGAGCATTGTAAGTGACTGCACAAGTGAGCATTACTTATAAAGCAAGGCAGACCGTTACGACTAAAATTATCAATTTCCAGGATTATTAATTTCGTTGTCCAATTCAAGTCTTGATTTAAATATAAATCCGATGGTATCCATACGCCCTTAAATTCTCTGTTGTTCATTTGAGTAGATATTTATGCTCTCCTGTTAACTCGTGTAACCGCTGATTTATTGTAGCTAATTCATCAGTCACCATTTGCCGCTTATACTTAGTCATTTCTGCATGGAGATAATACAGTTGCTTTCTAAGCAAACGCAATTCATTTACGGACAGCTTGTAAGTGTCGAACATCCGTACAGCGTTGTTCAATCATATCTACTACTTCTTCAACAGGTACATCGCCCCATTTTGCAAGCTGCTGTACGTGCGTAAAGAATTTTTTAGGATCGTTATTATACCATCTGTTCACGGTATTTTGACCTACTTCTAAGGCTTCGCCCAGCTTGTTCTGTGTGCCAAACTTAATCTTAATAAAAGTTTCTAAAGTCATTTTTTAGTTCGTCTAAGGTTTGTAACAATAACAAGGCGTTCTGCTTTGTTTCTTCAGGGCTGTTTGAAAAATTAGATGCATGACCAATCGCCCATTTCAAGTCTTCAGGCATTGGTTCATGTACGTATGCATACTCTAATGTCTGCCCGTCTTCAAGTGTTTGCTTTAGTTTTCCCATTAGAAAGGCAGGTCATCATTGTTTACTTGGTCGTACTTAAAGTCATCTAAGCCATCGCGCATATCAATAAACATACGTGCTGCCCTAGCAATTTCATCGGGTGTCATTTGACCTGTGGCCGTAACGACAAGTTGCAAGTAGTTAATTGATGTATTGATAGCCCATTGTCTGCCAATACGTACCTGGTCTTCAGCAGACTTACCCCCACCTCCTTTGCTTTGCCATTCTGATTTGGGCTTGCTTAGTGACATACGTTTGTTGCCTTGCTTATCTGTCCATTCTTTGGAGACTTCGCATTCGTTGCCTACTTGCCATCGTGTTTCGCTTTGTGCGGTTACAATTGCGCTACGTTGATCGTCTAGCAGCACTTCGAAATTGAAGCAATCAACTCCTTGGTCATTTTTCCAAGGCTTGCCCCACGACTGCATTTGAATAATTTTGCTCATTTTTAATTATGTTGGTTAAAGATTTCTTCGTTGATTTTATCCCATCGCAAGACGTTTAACAAGTCTTCCGTCAAACTCGTTATATCCATGCGAACGCCTGAATCGCTGACTAACTCTATTTTTTCTATTTCAAATTCTTCAGGGTCAGGCGGCACATCGTAATCGTTCGATGTTACTGACCGATAATAATTATAAGACACTTCTAAATGTGTGCCTTCCCTTACGTCTATATAATGTGTCATTACTTAATGCTTTCTACTAATTTGTGTATTCCTAGCATAAAATTGTCTGCTACCGTCTTAGCGTGTATTTGTCGTAGCCTTGCATAATCTGCTAGTTTAGCCTCGCATTTCTCAAGCAATGACTTTGCCATCATTTCTAATTCAGGGTCATCACCCGATTCTTTTAAATCTTCGTGCAAAGACCAAGCGTCTATCGCTCGTTTCTCCCACCGACTTTCTCTCCAAATATCTATTTTGTTGTTTTTCATGTTGCTTACTTTTGAAATCTATAACGCGGTTGTTTCATGCCTTGTGTGAACATCCCTACTTCATCCCATCCTAATAGGACGTAACCTTCGCATTGAGGATTAGCGGCATCAAATACTATTAGGTCGGCTTGACCTAAATGTTCGACTTCTGTTTGCTTAAACAGTTCTCTTTCTGTGTATATCATCGTGTTGTTTTTCATAACGCGAATATAGTGTAAAGTAATCAATAATGCAACATTTGAATTATTTAGGCACAAAAAATCCCCACCTCGTTAGGCAGGGATTCAGAGAAAGAACACGTAAAATACGCTTACAAGTTACTTCTTGCCTCGGTTTTTTCCAAAAACTACCGCTTGCAAAATCCGTGACAAAACATTAAAAATTTTATCGTCGGCTTTTGTTTCGGTTAAGGCAGTATAACTTGAGCCTGCCGTGATTAAAATGAGCGCGATTTCGCTCCAATTCGATAGTAGAAAATCCATCTTTATTTATTTAAGAATTTATATTTTTCCTGCACGTTAAAGCTAGGGCAGGCTTTGCTTGAATACTCATTATGTCCATGTACAGATAGTTCACCAAACACGACACGTAAGGAATTTACTAAATGCAAAAAAGCTAGTTCTTGCTTCATGGTCATTGTGTCTGTTGGTACTAAATTTTGATCAAGTCCCCCTACGTATGCGACACCTACGGAATCATGATTTTCTCCTTTAACGTGCGCACCTTTTTTTCTTATGTCCCTTCCGGTTGCTATAAACCCATTAGCATAAATCACGTAGTGATAACCGATTTCTGACCATCCCCTTTTTCTGTGCCAATGGTCAATGGTTGTTATGTCTAATTCTTGCCCTTCCCTGGTAGCCGTGCAATGCAAGATAATTTTTTTAAGCTGCCTCATAGCAAATAAAGCACAGATAAAAGCAACCCGATTACCCCTACGACTACCAAGTAAAAACTATCTTCATATTGCCTTCGTAGTTTCATGCGTACATTGTTGAAATGCGTTCGTCGATGCCGTAATCTAAAAGTACACGAGAACCCCTATACTCGCCCCAATTTTCTAAACGGTACAAGTCACAGTTAGTAATGTCAAAAGCGGGAATAGTAGCTTTAACCATTGCAACAAGTTGCGAAGGTATTTCGTTAGTAGGTGCGATTCTCCGCATACAAACAAACCCACCGAACGACCAAAGCAACGGAGCAAGATAACCGCTTCTTTTGTAATCCTTCCAAACCTTGCCTTCGTTTATTCCTTGCAACCATCCTCTGCGATCCAATGGAATTTTAAAAGCCTTTGTTTTAGTCAAAACAACTAAGCGAGTAGACATCTTAATCTGCATTCATTCTATTCCTTTTTTAGCGAGTAGCAATTTGATTTCGTTTACGCCTTCTAGCAAAACATCCAAGGATTGTTGCACCCTAGTTTCTTGTTTCTCTAAGCTAATCAAACGGCTTTTTACTTTCGTCAGTTCGTTTTCCATCTTCACATAAGTTCCGATTATCCCGCCGACTGCACCCACCGCTACGCTAATCAATTCGTAATTCATGGCTCTTCAATTTCAAAGGCGTAAAAATCATCTACAAACGATTGTAAAAATATTTCAATAAGAACAATTTTTTCTGCATCTGTTTGAGCCGCTAACATATCAGCTACCAAAGAGTGCATTTGTTCAGGTGTTTTTGTGTGATTGCTCATTCTACTGTAAATGATACGTTACTTTGAATATATTGTGTGGAAGTAAATGTAGCATTTTTAAAACGTGCTAATGTCATTATAACATCGCCTGCCGATACACTTCCTCCTGTAATGGCAAGAGAATTTGGGCTAATATTTGGGTTGCTTGATGGACAAGTAACTGAGCCATAAGCACAAACAGTACCTGCAACTGAGCCTTGAAAAGTCCCGTTTAACTCAGTTCCAGGAACTTTTAAACAAAGCCATTCCATAACCTCACCAGCCCCACCCGCAGTCATTGTGTCCCAACTACAGGTTGCGTTAATTTTTAATGTTCCTGCCGTAGGTGTGATCCACCCATATTTACCGTAGAAATATGAACTTAAAGTTAAAGTAGATGAACCAACCGTTGGTGGGTCAGCAGACAAAGTTGCCGTTTGACCATTAGTCCAATTATAAAAACTCATGCCGTTATAACCGCCTAAATTTACCCATTTAGTTGCGCCTGTTTCACTTGTGGCAAATTCCCACCGCCCACCAAACGCTGTCGAAAATTTAATTCCGCTACCGCCCCCGCCGCTTCCGTTAGCTGCTGCCGTAATGCGCCCCTGTGCATCTACTGTTATATCTGCGCTCGTGTAACTACCTGGTGTAACTGCTGTGTTGTCTAAAGTAACAACTACGTTACCTGTTGTTGGACTAGCTGTAATTCCTGTACCGCCTGTTACATCATCAACAGGTACGCTTGGAATATCACTAGTTAAAGCTAAAGTTCCTGAAGAAGCAGGGACGTTGTAAAGTGTGTTGCCTGAATTTGTGCTGCGAAATTTAGCCTGTGCATTGCTTGTACCTTCAATGGCTAAAAAACATCCTAGCTTAACAATTAGATTGGCTTCGTTTGCAACTGTCGTTCCGTCTAAGTGAAGCGCAGTAAACGTTGTGCTACCCGTTGCATCCGTAGCTACAGTAAAATCTATATCGCCTGGACTCGTTTCTGTGACGTCAATTCCTGTTACGCCTGTCTTTAGATTTGCCCCTGTAGCCGTTAGCTCAATCCTTCCTTGCGTTGCAGTTGTTCCGTCTGCATATACATTTACCGCCGTACCATTTCTAAATTCTGTGTATAGCGTAGTTAGTCGCGTATCGGCTATGTACTTACTTGTAGCCGTATCGTATGATAAAACGATATTGTCCGCAGGTGTAGCTGCGTTGACATCATCTATATCATTCATCTCAAGAACTACTACACCCGTTTGTCCATTGACAGAATCAACCGCGCCTCCACTAGTTAAAAGGTTGCTTACCTTAATTTTCTTACTTGTGCCTGCTGATCCTCCTGAAGTATCGCTTACGTCTACAATGTGTAAAACGTCTGTACTGTTAGGCGTTGCCGCTAACTCCGTTAAGTCGGTTACTTTGGTTGACATCGTTTAAGTATTTCTGAAGTTTTAAATGATTACGCGTTGTAATATCTAATGCCCAAAGCTGTTGCAATTGCTTTGAGCTGATTGTTTGTGGGAATTCTTGGGTACACGTTGAGTCCTCCAAAATAATTGCGTTGAGATGGTGAAAGGTCAGCCCCTGTATTTGATGTGTATTCAGGAAATAAACCGCTGTTAAACTGAAGATACGTAATCATACGCTGACGGTAAAACATACCGATTTCGTTTGATTGCTCTACAATAACTTTAATGTCTGTAAGGCTTGCGGCAGAACCTTGTTCTGATCCGTTTACTACTACGCTATTGTTTGCAAACTTCATACGCACTACATAGGCAACTTCCGTAAAAGCAAGCTGCACCAAACACGGCTGTATGTAATCGTTTAAAAGCGTTGCGTAGGCTTCGTTACCAGGATTTGCTACTTCATCAGCATCAATCAATGCGCTGATTTTGTTTTCTAGTTCTGTACCTAAAGCAGGTAAAATCCATCTGTCCTGTGCAATCTTTATGTAAGGCTGCAAGAGGTTGTCATCAACCGTGCTTCCAAGTGCTGTATCTCGCTTTAGCTTGCTTGAACTTATGTATAGTGTAGTTGCCATGTTGTTTAGTTATATGCGCCCCTATTAGGCATATCAATTGGTGCAATGTATTCTTCTCCCTTCTGTACTACGTCAGGGTTATTGCCAACCCTACGCATTACGTCATCCCAATTTCCTTCAATTTCTATCATATCCATTTCCTTTGGTTCACCGTCAGGAGCGTAAATAAAGATTTCCCTTTGCCATCCATGCCTGCAATAGATACCGCCCTTTAGGGTGAACTTGTCGAAACCCGATGTGCCAGGGTGATTAAATTCAGGATTTTCATAATACATATCCTCTATGTCTTCGTAACGATAGATAACACCATCATCGGAAAGTTCCATCATGTCTACGCAGTAGTCCCTGCTTTCGTTGCTCTGTGCAGGCGTAGTAGCGGTTTCTGCGTATCGATACCTAACCGCAAACAAGTAGTCATCTTTTCCAATTATATCGTACTCGGAAACATCTTCTACGTTTGAGTATTCAGCATAAAACAAATGCTTCTTAGCGTGTAGCATTTCATCAATCCCATCATCATCTACCAATTCAGATTTTACGTGATAGTAATCTTCGCCCAACCTTGCGTCCAAAGCCCTCATGCGCTTCTTTAACTCAGAGTCTTTTTTTTTTAACTGCGTTTCTGCAATTGCCTCTTCTTGTACCTCTTCCTTCTGTACTTCTTCGATTGCGTCTACGCCTTCCCTAAACAAAGCATCTGCTACTTCAGGTGTAAATTGCAACATCTGCACTAAGAATACTTTAGCTTGATCAACTGTAATAAGCCCTTCTTGCACTTTGACTAAGACATCAACCGCGCTTCCAATTTGCCCGCCATCATAACTCGCATCTTTATCTGAACTATCGCCTGCTGCTACAGGATTAAACAAATTATCTACGTCTACAAATGATGCAGGCTTCATAGGTGTAAAGTACAATTCAAGCGTAACGTTACTCGCTGCAAAGACTGGACGTAAGCCGTCAAGCAAGAGACGTTGGAAAGGTAAAATGACTGTGTTATAGAACAAGTCATACGACTCTTTCATCTCATCAGCATTGTTTCCAAAACCTCCTCCTGTATCGCGCAAACCAAATAGCAACGGGGAAGTTACCCTATGCGCTGACAATACTTTTTTATCGCATTGCTCACTTAGATAGTCAAAGATTTGGTGAGCATCGGATATATTAAAACTTTCAACAGTTGGGGCTGTGTCTTGTGAGTCATTAAACGTCATCAAGATTTTACCTGCGTTGTTCGCCCCTCCGAACTTGTTATAAACTAATCGCTCTAATTCAGCACGTTCTTCTTCTGTTGGTACGCCCCCAAAAAAAGACATAATGGTACTAGGAAAGAAGCCCTGAGAAATTGTGGAAAGATGGTAGTCGGATAAATCAGACGCTATTTGCGCCCAATTTGTGCCTGCTTGATAATCGGGTGCGCCATAGTAAAACGATAATGGCGTATACATTTTGATATGCAAGCATTGCGAAGGCGCAGTTCTATCGTTGGTATTGAAAGCGGGAATGACTAAAGGCTCTTCTTGCTGTTTGTCCCAATCCTTTTTATGATAGAACAAAGGGATATTATCTTCATCGTCAGCTATGCCGCATCGAATAGTAGCGGCTGGCAAATGGTATACACGGCTAACCGTAGTTCGGTCTTGACTCCAAATGATATTTAAGTAGCATTGACCGTATAGCTTTAGGTCAAAGGCAGCTTTCTTTAAACACGATCCATCGCCAAAAATAGAATTTACCTTTAGCCATTGGTCAACGTGTTTATCTTTTCCAATTGCATTCAAGCCTTCACCATAAATCATTTCGCTTGCGCCTTTAATGATTGCACCGTGCATACTTGAACTAGCAAAAAGTTCTTCTAAGTAGTGTGGGTATAGATTGTCAACGCCCATATCAATCCACAGCTTATTCTGACTCTCTCGAAAAAGAGGAACGTTAGTAGCTTGATACTGTAAAATTGAGAAGTTCTGCTTATTCATTGTGCGTATACGTTGTATGCGTCTGTATCGTTTTCTTCATACGGCGTGTATGTCGATTCTTCAAAGGCAGGTGTGCTTGAAACAAACGCAAGACGTTTAGCGTAAGTTACATTGTTTGCATCATTTTTGACTGTCAACAAATACAAACCTTCAACAAGTTTTGGACTAGCCGCTATTTCGATTTGAATGGTCGTATACCTACCGTTCGCTGCCGTAGGCGTAACCGATCCAAAAGCCGTCAACTTACCAGTCAATTGATTTACGATTGTAACCCTGACGTTCGTTAATGCTGTAGTGTCATATCCATCTAGCTTTAGATAGAACGATTGGTAACCTGCATCGTTGGTAAGTTGTATCATATTCTGTCTTATGTAATCAAAAAAGGGGGAAGGCAAAGCAGAACCTTCCCCCCTTTCCTCTAACCCAAATTTATACTACAGTTACACCCGTTACCCCACTCAATGGACTACCCACCGAACCTGGTGATGCAATCCAAACAGGGTTTGATTCTCGTCCTGAGAAGTCAATAGTGTAACCCGTCAAATCTGCAAAGGATGTCCCCGTAACAAGGTTGCCCCCTGTTACGTTACATCCAAATTCTGCACCTAGCAACCATACGTTGGAATTGTTGTCTTCAACCCAAATGTTAGGCCGCCCTTGGCACAGCGCACGTATATCAGCAATATCTGTAGCATCCAGCTTTTGAAATGTCAGAGATAATGCTTGTTCGAAAAACGTAGTTCCTGCGGCAGGGTCACTTGCGTAAGTGACTGTCATAGAACTCGTTTCGGGGCGAACGTCAAATTGATAAAAATCTTGTGCAGCAATAGCAGTAACTGTATCGTTAGTTGCTGCTGTCCACGTAGCGTTATTAATCATGTCTGCATAGTTGCCTATGTATACACGGCTAATCCCGCCGACTTGATCTTTACAATCGACTATCCGTCCGCTTGAAATATCGCAAGCCATACTTTACTTATTAAGCAAATAGTGTGGTGTCTCCACCAACTACGACATCACCAGGAATTCCAACTTGCATCCCTGTTCCAAATCGCATAACGATTTTAACGTTGTCTGAGCCGTCATACTGCCAAGCGTCGATGTACTGCGCTGTAGTGTAATCCGTGTTCAAGTTTGAACCAACTACCAAGTTCTCTTCATACGTCAAAACCAAGATGTCATCAAACATACCTGGGCATACGTGAATTGGAATACCGAGATATTGCAATGTATCAAACGCTTGGTCTGTAGACTGCATATTCACACCTTGATGTGCGCCTGAAATTGCAAGACCTAGCATATACTGTCCTGCTGTTTTTGGCGAGCAGTAGTAAGCAACGTCTGTACGGTTCAAGATAGCAGGGCAGTTTGTCAAAGCGTTCTGATAAACCAAATTAAATGCACCCGTTGCACCTACGATAAATGAAGCAGCACCTGCAAATGAAGCAGCGTCTGCTACAACTTCATTGACAATAGCAACACCTCCTGAGCGTGTACCAAGGATTGAGGCTTGATAGCCCGTTACATCTAAAACCCCGTCATTAGAAAGAAAACCTTTTTGACCTGCGGCCATACCGCCCTGCCAAATTCCGTTCTCTACGCCTTGGGCTGCATAGCCTGCAATGGTTGCAAGGCTAAAGTTTACAAACTCAGGAGAACCTGCTGTCATGGTTTCCCGTGAGCCAGTCATACCTGCCCACGTTGGGAGCAAAGTACCACGGCACAAAGCCTCCATTACTGCAAGATCGGTAAGTTCTAAAACTCGCTCACCAAGTGTCATGTTATCACCATCTGACCAATCGCAACTCGCAGCTTGAATTACTCCTGTATCAGAAGAAAAGCTAGAAATAACGGCTTTGTTTTGGATGCCGTCAATCTGACGAACAAAACCTTTGTTTAACGTGTCAGCCAATTTAAGGGCAGGGGCAACGAAAGGCGCAGCAAGCACACCTGCATACGTAGTATTAGGTAAAACTTCAGGGTTGTTAAACTGCCTACGTACTGCACGATTTTGTACTGTTGGATAATTATGTCGCATTATCGGTAGTTATTAATCATCTCCAATGCAGCCGCTGTTGGCGCACTAAGATTTGGTTTGACCTTGGATTGAGACAATTGCGTTGGCGCAGTTCGTACTCCACGGGTAGCAGGTGCTGCCCCGAATTCGCGTAGCTGACTACGCAAAGCACGGTTAGAACGCTCCAAGCGATTCAATCGTTGTTCCATTTTATCCGTAGCGGATAGTTCACGACGCTCTGGTCGTGCTGAACGCCCACGAGAAAATTCTGCTCGTTGGCTTCGTCGGTTTCGTCGTTGGCGTGAAGCCTCGACTTTTACTTCTTCACTCACTTCTTCTGTGATTTCTTCGCCTTCGCCTGCATCGATTAAGTCCATAGCCATCGTATGCACAGCTTCAGCTTGTTCTGCTGACAGCCCCATGTCAACTAAAATTGATACAAATTGATCGTGGTAGTCGAGGCTTTCTTCCACGGTTTCTTCAGTCACGGTAGTTTCTTCTTCAACGACTACCTCGTCTTCTGCGAATTTTCTGTTACGCATTTTTTTAAATATATGTTGGTTGTTAATACCCATAATTGGCTTCGTCTAAAATTTCCATAAACAAGTCAAAGTCCCTCGGCAGAAAAATACCTGACGGCTTCATCTCCTGAAAAATAATCATTGCTCGTTCGTAGTCCTCCTCTAAAATTGCTTCTTCGACAATGTCTAAAGCGTGTAAAAAACTGTCCTCAAAAAAATAGTCAAACCGAAATTCACGTAGCATTAAAAGCAATTCTTCCTGACTCGTGTTTGTCCAAGTAGACCAAATTCTATCGATTAAAGGATTCATCCGTAGGTGTTGTAGTATTTACGCTTTAGGTACGCTGTATAGAACTTGACCTTACGCTGATTTAATTCTACTACTTCCATCTCCGTTTCTTCGACTGCATCTTCGACTGCCTTTACTTCGTTATCGTACTCTGTCAATACGCCTTCAAAAACTTCTAGTTCTACGCCTGCTTCAGTAGTGTACTTACCGTTAGGAAGTTCAGCAGGCAATCCTTCTTCGTCGATTTTAAACACTACGCTTCCCGCCGTAAGATTTTCATCTTCAGTAGCAATCGTAAAGCCTTCACTTAGCGTCACCTCTTGGTAAAATTTACGCTTGACAGCAAACCACAATTTCTTAAATACTTTTTTCATAGATAGCGACTTACTCATTTCTTCTACTTTATCTGAGAAATAGCCCTCGATGCTTAAGCCTCGGAGCTTGCCTTCCTTAATCTCGCTCCAAACTTCATCGTTAGCTACCTGAAGTTTTACCATCCATGTTCCTTCAGGAACAGAAAACCCGTATACTTTGCTTTTGTCTAGTTCAGGGTCTTCTACGATCCAGCTTTCAACTACGCTTACATCATCTACTTTTTCAAGATGCTCTTTAGTATGGTCGTTAGTTCGGTTCTGCTTTAGAAATAACTCACTCGCTAATTTGACTGTTTCCTTACTGAAGTACACATCGTATTCTTCATCGGTATTTTCGTCAATCCTAGGAATGTGTTTGTCAGGAATCAAAGCTGCACCCACTACTGTACGCTGGTCTTCGTCTACAGCAGCTAAACTCATGGCACGTGTGTTGCCGTCCTTGCTAAAGAAAACAAAGTTCTCTTCGATTGCAGGAAACTTTACAAGGCTAATTGCCTCTACGCCCCATGCACTCGAACCTTCTTCGATAAGTAGTTCAACAAGTTTGCGCTCCATTTTTTAAAATTGCGATAAAAAATCAGCTATATCTCTAAAGCCAGTCATATCTAAAGCATCGATTAGTTCATCTATTACTTCGTCTATGTTGTAACCAACGGCACTTGTAACGTGTGACGCAGCGTCGTAGGGCATATAAGAATAATCAATGTTCCCAAATGCTTGTTCTAATTTTCTGTTTTCAGAATGCGCATTTGCATCTTCCAAACAAGAATAAACTACACCTAGTGCTTCGCTTTGCGTTGCACCGCTTAAAAAATTTTTTAAAACCTGCATATCTCTGTTGTTTAGCGTAAAACTTCTACCACTACACCTCTCGCTCCACGGTCAATAAATACATTAACTGCGGCATACATCGAAGCAGTTTCGTAAATATCGTCCAACATATTTTCATTTGGCATCATGTTGTAAATGCCTCCTGGCCCTGGCGATACAGTATCCAACACACTCACAAATAAGGTATTGCCTCCCTCATCTGTAACATCATATCCATTTCCTTCAAGCTCGTAAATTATATCGTCAATCATATCTCTGTTGTTTTTAATATCCAATCTCCCATCTCAGATCCCGTTCTAAGTAGTCAATCAGTTCATCGATATAACGGTCTTCGTACTCTTCAAGAACAAAGGTGACAACTACTGAATTTCCGTATACACCATCGTTGTAAAAATACAGTACCCCATATTCGTTAGGGTTGTTGTTGCTCCAATTATCAGAGAAACCGTCTTTTTTCAATTCGCGTGTTACGTGGTCTTCGTCCTGTCCGTAAACGTTTATTTCCAATTCATATTCCATGTCCTAATTCTTTTCGTCAACTGGGTTATACCCCTACTTCGACTTGGGCAACGCTAGGGTCATTATAAATTTGACTTACTCGAACGCTGTCATACATACCTGCTTCATCATATAACATATCCAATTCTCGGTCTGTCCAATCGCTGCCGTCATACTTTACTACTTCAATGGTGTTTCCTACTACGTAATCAATTACATAACCCATGTTTTCAAATAGTTGAGCAATCTGTTCTGTTGTTCTCATATCTCTGTTTTTAATATTGTGCCGTAAGGTTTAGCAACGCCTCAATCCATTCTTGATCGGAAGTAAGCATAGCCTCAGCGTGTGCATCATAAAGCAAATCTTCCACGTAAGATACGTTACCATCGTATGCGTATTCTTCAGCGTTTTTCAGCAGCTTATTTAAGTGACCTACTGCGTTTATATCATCCATGCGCACGTTACTAATTGCCATAGCCAAGCCTTCAGAGCCTTCGCCCCATTGCTCATAATAATCCATGACAATACGATTCTTGTTCATTAGAAATTATCTAGAATCCTATCTTGTAATTGATCCTTAACGTGTTCTGTAATTTCCCGCCAATCGATTGTTGACGTTGCGTTACTTACCATGTCAGAAATAATACCGCTACTAGGAATTTCATTATCGACATAATCGTAGAACATTTCTTCAACATCTCGTTCGCTTACATCTTCAGGCTTATCGCCATTTTCAAAATAAATTTCTGAAAACAAATCGATGTATTCCCAAACGGCTACAAGCCAAGTAGCATGATTTGCCCAACCGTTATAACCTAGTTCTGTTTTTTTCATGACTTAGTTCTGTGTCTATAATATACATATAAAAGACCGTAACACCAACCCGTAAAATTAAAGGGTAGTCTTAGAAGCTAATTGTGATGCTTGCATTGCTTGCCCTTCTAATTGACTTTGTACTACGTAGGCTTGCATATCAGGTGAGTCTAAACGTGCAGGCATAGGTGCTGTGTTCTGCGTAGCAAAGCCTGAGCGTGTTTGACCACTACCGCCGCCTACACTACCTCCCGATGTCCCTGCTTGCGCTAAGACTCCTTTAATACTTGCAAAACCACCTAAAACCATTCCTAACATCTGTACCATAAAAATAGGAGTCATTACAGGTGCAGCAGGGCCTGTTGCGGCTGCTGCTGCTTGCGCACCTCTAATTGCAGAAGACATTGCTATTGCTTGATTTAACAAAATGTCTGCTATTGCTAATCTTTTTTGTTGCTCACTATTTTGTTCGCCTAACTTTCCCATCTCCTTAAAGAGACCCATTACCCCTTTAGCTAAGGCTTGTCTGCCTTGAATCTCTAAGTCAATTACCTCTTGGTTGTCTTCAATCTCTTTTTCATTATACTTCTTTGCTATAGCCTCCTTTTGTTTTTGAAATGCTTCAAATGCTTCAAGTACCAAAGCGTCATTTGTGCCTGCTAATTCTTCTCTTCTTTGAAATTCAGCAAAAGCCGCTTCTTCTTCTAGCTGCCTATCGGTCAAATCTTTTTGCCGCAACTCCTCTCTCAGTTGTGCTTCTTTGTCTAAACGCTCTTTTTCTTTAGCGTCCTTTTGGTCTTGTGCTTGTTGGTCTATAGCCGCAATATCCATATCATACTGTTGCTTTAAAACTAACAACTGACTCAACGTTGCACCCCTGGCTTTTAGTTCTGCTTGGTCGGCTTCATACTGCAATCTGCGCCTTTCCTTTTGTTGCGTTATGTCATCCTCAATCATTGCTAGATACATATCTTGCTGTATCTGAAGTAACCGATCTGCTAAGTATTTAGCATTATCTTCTTTTTTCTTAGCCGCATCATCTCGTGCTTTTTGTGCCTTAGCTTCTGCGTCTGCTTCGTTTTTGTTTGCTCGTAATTGATAGCCTGCGCGTGTATTTTCTAAACGTTGAAGTTGATCTTCTGCTTCATCAATTGCTTCTTGTCCGTCTTCCGCAATTTTCCCTGCGTCCAAACCAAGTGCTTTTGTTCCCGCATCAAGGTATGCTTGCAAATAATCAGTTCCTTCATCCATTAAACCAAGCTCTGCCAACGCCCCTGTGATGTCATCTATAGCAGCAAGAGCAAAAGTAATTGGCAATGACAGCAGAGCAATCATAGCCTGCGCCACCTTTTCAGAAGTCTCTGCGGCCTTAACCTGCTCTTCTTGCTGCTGCTTCAACGAATCAATCATAATTCTTTGCGCTGCGATTGCCTCGTCTGTAGCCTGCATACGATAAGCTAAAATGTCTTCTTCTGTTTTTCCTTGCAGCCGTAAGATGTTTTCAATGTCGGTTATATAACTTAGTTGGTCTTTTGCTGCTTGAACTAACTCTTTATTTTCTGCTACTAAATCCTCTGTTTCACTTGATGCCCTTGTTATTGCTCCTGTAATTTTATCCCAATTAGCAACTAACTCTCCTAAAGCAACTACAAGTAAACCAATTCCTGTTGAAGCAATAGCACTTTTTAAACCTTTGAATCCTTTACTAAGCCTTCCAATTGATCGCTTAGTAGATTTAAATTGCCGTATTGTTTTGGTTAAACTCCTAGGCAACAAACCCCCAAATAAATCTGCTACTCCCTCCCAATCTTTTTTAGCTTCCTTACCACCCTTTGTAACTTTTTTTCCTGCTTCTTCTGCTTTTTCCTGTAACTCATCTAATGATTTAGTTGCCTTTTCAACAGGGCCTGTAATGTTGTCTTTACCAACTAGGTCAAAGTCCATTTTTACGCTCATCGGTTCTTCAGTATTAAGTTAATTTTTTTCAGCGCACTAACGTTTAAGGCGTATCGCCCATACCAATGCAGCCATATTTTTTTTCCCTTTTGCTCTTCGTCTTGCGCTAAACGTATAGCTGAGGGAATACCATATCCTATCGCGTTAATCCAATATTTCATTATTCGGGATTTTCAGGGAACCAACCATGTTCGATCATATACGCCTGGTCACGTACAGTTGTAGTGCTTGGGATGATAGCCCCAAACGGGAATGACTGCGCGTTTAAAACGTAACTAGAAAGTTCTCGTATTTCTAACTCACTTAATTCAAGCATAAGCGTAACTAGCTTCTCAAGCGTAGCCAATGGGTTAACAGCTATAGTGTACTCCGTGTCTACCTGCAAAGCGAATTGAATGCCGTCAGGGTGTTCGATAACGCCGAATACCGTCCCGTCCTTTTGATACGGTTCCTGTGTGACCAACGGCGCGGTGATGTTGTACAGTTCGCGCGTTATGGCTTTGGCTCGGTGTTCGCTTGTTAGCGTTCCTTCAGGGAGTACGATTATATAGCCGTCCATTAGTAAATAGAATAGAAGGTGTTGATGTTGCTCTCGATGTTCGTGCGGTTGGTGGATTGGTCGGAGGTATAAATTACCAACTCTTGAATCGTGCCTTCTGCGTATTGGCTGTTTATATCGTGTCTATATCCAATAGAATTCGTTCCGCTTGCCGTTATTCCCAAGGGCGCGGTGCTTGCGGTTTGCGCTTCTTGTGTTCCATCAATATGGAGGCTCACGTCATCGATATTCGAGAGTTGAGACGTTCCGTCCCAAATGCTCGTGAATAAACTTTGCCCGTTTAAATTTGCACTTGCAAATTCAATAGATTCGTTAGTAGTTGTGTTGGTGCTAATTTGTAGAGGACCATAAAATGAATCCGTTGTGCCGCCCATAAAGTGCCGCTGGACAGTATAGAAAGCAAACGGGTTTTGCTGTTCGCTTGAACTTCCCCCGATTTTTTGCGGAATGTTTTTAATCATAAAAACCGAAGACGCGCCTGCCGAAGCTCTTAAATTGCTTGCGTTATTTAAACCATCATTGCTTCCATCAAACTCAACCGCAGGCTTCCCGTTTTCCACGATTACCGCACCGCTTGAAACGATTTGAGGTTGACTCGCTGTCGTGGTCTGCGTCGCGTCGTTGCTGTTTCCGCTTTGATCATACCAGACCTTTACGAACGCATCTCCCGTACCTGCGAAGTCCAAAAGCGAAACGGTATCGAGTTCACCGAATACGTTCGCATTTATGTCAAGTTCTGTATTGTCGCTACTGCGTCTAACTCGAATCAAAGCACCCGTGTGGGCGGTGCGCATCAATCGCAAAGAATAGCAAGCTGCTGCTCCTGTATACGTGTCGAGTAGTGGCGTGTTTTGGGTGAAGTAGTCGCTGATGTTGGATTCGATGGATGTGCGGTCTGTGGATTTGCTGAACAATAACAACTCTTGTTGCGTTCCGTGCCAATATCTAGTGCTTTGCGTTCTGCTTATTTCCAATACTCCGATGACTGGATTTGTTCCCGCGTTGCCTGTTGCAGCTTGTGTCCCGTTCAAATGTATCGACGAAGAAGTGCCGTTCGCTAGTGCTGTGCTTAGATATAAAGGGCCTCTGCTAACCTCAAATCCAGATGCAGAGCCTAATCCTGTACCCGCATATAATTTTACCCATTTATTTACTTCTCCCCAGCTGTAACTATGTGGGGTTGTACCTGTTCTAAAAAAACCCTGAATGCCTGTACTCGCTGAGTCTTGCGCTCCTAACGCATACCACGTTACAGGTTGCGCAATTGAAGAAAAAGTTCCAGTTAATAAAGCGTCATCGCTTCCGTCGAAGTTTATCGCCACCCTTCCGTTCTCCTTCACCAACGCCCCGCCCGTGTATATCGTCGGTTCGTTAGCTTGCGCCGCCGCTGTTGCCGTGTTCCCGTTTTCTGACTGATCCAGCCATTGATAAACCGTGCAAGTTGTGCCTGTGCAGAACGAAATAATATCTGCCTCGTTGATGTTTCCTGAACCGTCAAACCCAATCGTTTGAGTAGTAGAATCAGATGCCCTACGAATCACCATGCACTCGGTAATGTTGCCGTTTAGCCTTCGCGTAGAATATGCCGCAGCTGCTCCGCTTCCGTAACTCTCGTTTAATAATCCCGTAAACGCAGGAGGAGGAGACGGCGCAATCCCCCCACCGTTAAAGGCTAAGGTTTGTGTAGGGCTGACATTTAAAGTAATTGCCGTATTGCTTGACAAATTGAAGTAAGCAGGCGTTTCTAAAACTACTTCAGCATCATTGATTTGAACTACTTGTACTGTTGCACGGATAAACCATTGCTCAATTACATTTGCTTGGCCTGTGCATTGCAAAGAATACGTAGCTGTAGCACCTGCCGATCGCTGATTAATGCCTATGCTGATTGTGCTGTGTGTGCCTCCGTCACTCTCATTATTTATAATTGTTGGGTTGCCTATTGTTCGTAGAGTACAACCTACTGCGGCTGATGACCTTGTGTTAGCTATAGCTGTACGCGCCGTAAAGTTTGCTGTGTTTCCTAACGTTCCATTGCCTCCCCCTACTTCAATTGTCGTAATGTCGTATGTGATATACGTTATGCTGTCATCGCCTACATTAAACAACGATAGCCCTTGATTACTTGCAGCTGCAACTGCTGAAGCACTCGTTGTTTGTGCAAACAATTCTAAGCTATATGTGCCGCCCGATATTTCAGTAGAATTAAAAGCCTGCACAGGAACGTTTGTCCCTATACCCAATCCTGTTTGTGCGTTTATAAATCCGCTAATAGGTTCAGGGTAAGTTCCAATTGGATTTGTGCCGCCGCCGCCATTTTCGTTACCTGGTGAAATAAAACATTCTTGCGCTGATTCGCTCCAAACGTAACCATTTATTGTGCAGCATTCAGCAGTAGCAGGTGCTGACACTCCCGTTTTAGCATCGATGAAATTGACCGTTCCATCATCATTAAATGAGTCAACTTGTAAGGCGCAGTTACCATCGATTCTAGCAGCAGGTGCATCAATGACTTTGATTAGTTCTGCATAGCATAGCTTCTCCCCGTCAAGCGTAAAGTTTTTTAAACTTAGCAGCTTCCAATATGCACCTTCGATATACAGGAAATCGTTGAACTTTAAATCATATATATCTGTAGCGTTCAGCGAAAAATTGGCAGTCATCAATCGGCTTTGATCACTATAGATTTCGTTCATCATACGTAGCCAGTACGTAGTAAACAGATATTTATTTGTGTATCCTCCTACCGCAGGCATTTCTAAATTGTCAGGGTAAGAATAGCCCCACCTTAAAGACTGAGTAGCTGTAGTTACTCCGTATGTATTGTATTCAGCAAAATATGGAAAGGTCGTACCCGCTGTACCTCCATAGTTAAATGTCGCTCCGTTGCCTATATTTTGCAATCCGTTGTAATACGCAAGCACAGGCTTACAAGCTACAGATTCTTTAATGTAAATGCTCCCGTTGCTCCCGTCAGACCAAACCCAAAAAGCAGGACAAAGCACGTTAGGTACTTGACTTGTACCTGTATTTTGAATCCATGTATATATTTTTCTATTGCGTAAAGGCTGGAAAATATCGCTCGTTTCCATTTCGCCTGTAGAAAAATCATTGTCTTCGTTCTCAAATATGTACGTTCCTTTTACTCGTTGGTTATGGTGCTGATACCATTGATTCAAAAAGTCATCGCCTTCGCCGTCTGCAAACGTGATTGATTTTTTTTGATACTTAGTCGTTGGCTCAATCGTTACGCTGTCTGCGTCTACTTTGTTTGTCCAATCCTTTTTTTCTCCTGAGTCCCACCAATCATTCCACGGCTCAACATATATAGTGCCTACTGAATCTCGATCAGTAACCATGCGTAAGTTAAACTTTTCGAATATGGCTTTTAACCACTTATCGACGGTTACATTATTTGGAAAATTAGCAGACACATCGACAAAACCAACTGACCCTGAGAAATTAATGAGGTTAAAAAACGATTGCCCATTAGTGACATCTGATGTAATCTGTACTGTATCAAACGAATTGTTCGAAAGAGCAGAAACAGAAACCACATCACCCGCGTTTAGGTCTAGCCAGTATTGATGATCAACTGTGTTTACTACCGTTGGGTCACAATAAATTGGATAGCTTGTGGCATTCCCTCCGTTTACTTGCATACGCACTCTAACTGTAAAGTCAGTCGAACTAGTGGTTGCAATTGTTCTAACGAATAAGCGTGTAGCTAAAAGGTACGAACCGTCATAGGGTGCTGTAAATACTCCGTTAGTTACTAGCCCGTCAGGGTCATAGTAGGGACTACCCGTTTCATAATCGAACACAAGGCTTTGCCATATGCCCGCTTGAGCAATCGGTATATCATAAGCAGTAGTTAGCCCTGTACGAAATCCGTATGTAGCCCTTGATTTTACGCGCTCTGTTTCCGTTGCAAGAAACATATAAATCTTCTGAAAGTCTGCGCTATCAAAAAACGTGCTGTTGTATACAAAGCCTGCGTATTCAAAAATGTATTTAATTAGGTACTGTATACGTATGGCAGGCTTAAAGTTTTTAGCTGCTAAGGATTGAGTATAGTTGCTGTTGTTATCCATACCCGTGCCTGGCCCAGCGTATGTAAAGCCTGTACTCGTTCCTTCGTTGTTTGCGTTGTTTGTTGCGTTTAGGCCGTAGTCAGCGAGAGGATAAACAATGACACCATTTCCTACGTTACCTGACGTAACATCATTCGTTAGAGTCCAACTGTCGATTATGTTTGTCCACGTTAGACTGTGATCTAAATCAGTATCTACCGTTCCTGCCTCTGTGATAAACAGTTGCTCCCACGATAAGTCTTTAATCGTCTCAAACAGTTTAGCTAACTCCTCAAAAACTACTACGGTATACTCGTCTTCTGTTGCGCTCAACAGTTGCATGATACCTGACATTACCAAAATGCCGTTGTCGTAGACATCTACGTTAGTTCGCTTTGTTGCTTTAAACGTACCTAAGCTAACGTTGTAGTCGTAGTAGTACGAAAAGAACTTAAGGTTCTCACGAGTAGCAGGCAGCTTAAAATTGAAGCTGTAGGGCGTTCGGTTAGCAAAGGGATTTGCTAGGTCTTGGAAATGAAAGTTTAACTGAATCGGTACTTTAGGCGTGTCTAATTGTACCTGGTCGCTTCCGTCTTGAGAAGTAGCTATTAATTGTACCATTACCTAGTTGGTCGTAATCGTGAAATTTCTACCTGCACTTGATACGATGTCAAACCATCGCTAACTGATGTCTTGCGTTGAAACGATGTGTCGCTAACTGCAACTCGTACCGCTTTGTTTTTATCTGCTCCCGTAGAATTCGTGCCGTAGTCATCGCTGCCTGTCATGTATACGCGCTCGCTATTCATTAGCGACATCATCAAGGGACTAAGAACTTCAGGATTCCCAAACGCCGTACTTAAACTAAAGGTTGTAGTAGTTATAATGTTTGATTGTGTCTTGCCTTCTTCGTAGCTGTACTTGTTGTAAGCCGTTGCACCTAGACCATTTGCATCATAACTATTGCCTCCAATTTGCCTATACTCCGTTCGCTTAATTGATTGGCTTAATTGCGACTTGCCATTGAACACTAAACTGTCTAGGCCGCCTTTGCTGTTCCACCAATGCAACGTGTAAAACTCCCCTGCTTGTTGGAACTTGTTGCAGTCTAAACGCTCAAACCTATAGGTAGCTGATACTGCGTTACCGCCTAATCCGTCTAATAGCGTAATCTCATAATGAGTCCAATATTGATTGGCGGGATTAGCTGGTGATGATTGACCTGAATAGCCATTTAAATTCGCTGTACCTACACCTAAGTACAGTAGGCGTTCTGTATCTGCGCTTACGGTACTTGGTGGCACACCTCCATTGGCAACGCTATTTTCTATTTCAGTTGTACTTAATTGAGTTGCGTTCTTAAAGTATCGAATTCTAACATAGGTTGCAGTAGATGCGGAAGTATTGATAAAGGCTAAAGCTGCCCAATTCGTTTTGCCTGTGTCGTAAACTACGTAGTTTGTATATACGCCTGCTACCAATGGCGCATCAGAAAGAAACAAAGCATTAGAATCGTCGGGTATGTACTGTGCGCTGTCTGTCGTTTCAATTACCGTTGACGTAGGTAAGGTAAAATTGCCTGACACCAATTCCACAGTTTGATCTGTTGCAGGTAACAATGTAAGCACAGGCTCAAGTGAAGCACTAGCTGCGTACTGATAACCAAACCGCATTGTTACAGTCTTAAAGGCATTTGTGTTTGTACTAAGTAAATTACCTAATGACTGACCTAAAAACCATTTGTCTTCATCAGGCTTCACAAACTGCGCTGCAATAATTCGAGGATTAAATACTGCACAGTCTGCATTGTTAGGTAGCTGACGAAGAATAGCTTGTGGTACTCCTCCTACATTTACAGAGCAAGCATATCTGTATTTAGGCTCTCCTGTATTTGTGTCATCCTCTACCACGTAGATTAAATCATCATACGAACCGCGCAACCCTGTGCTTGTCTGATTTACGTTATATGCCATTATCCGATATTGTAAATGATTGTGTATTCCTTTCCAAAGTTGCTATCATAAAAGACTTGCAAATCGTTTGTTAAGGCTGTGCTTAGTTTTCGTTCTGCTTGTTTTTCGGTTTGGTCAAATGCTAGTGCGTAATAACCTGTTGGCTTAATGCCTGTCAAGTAAACGCTTCTTGCTATCCTTTGCGACATAGCATCGTAACTCAAAAACCTTCCTTTCTTATCTCTCCAGGATTGATTACTTATGCCTCGATCCGTTATCCATTTTCTAATAGCAGGCTTCAATGCTCCCTTCTTCCCTGTGCCGCTTCCAAATTGATATTCGCTGTCAGGTGCTTTTTCTGATGAAGCTGCGCCTTTAACTCCTTGCTCCACAAAATCCCAATAAGGGACGCTACCACCAAAAGACAAAGTAATTCCCGTTGATGTTTCTAGTATTTCAAAGCCTAACGAATCTGATAAAGCACCCGTAACTACCTTGTCTTTTTCTGACAAAATGTTTCTTGCTCTTGACACAACGCTTGCTCCTAAATCGTTTACGGCTCGTAAAAACTTAGGCATCTTCAGCAGGTATGTATTCTCGCCTACATTTATTTGCACTTCTAACTTAGTCATAGGGGGCAATACAGAGATTCAATGGCGTAGGCAGCTTAATATCAAACTGCGTACTCCACCCTGTGAGCAGGTTATCAAACCTGGCTGTAAACGGTGTGCAGTTTAACGGCAATTCAAAACTCCAAGTATTAGAGATTTCGCTGCTTTGACTAACGTTAAACACGAACTGAGATACTACATCTTGCAAGATTAAATACGTTTCTGTGTAAACCTCAGTCATGACTTCTTGCTGTTTTTCAATCACTAAGTCTCCTACAATGATTTCGAAAGTAAAAACAGTAGCCCCGCCTTCCATTGTCGCTCCAGTACATTGTCCATACAGCAACGGGTAATCAGTCACGTTCAACTTTTCCATGTCCAACGTATCGATAGTATACGTATGAAAACTTTTTAGCTGATCGTGGTTATCTACTATCGTTTGTAAAGCGTTGTTAATGTCTTGTATTGTTTGCATCTACCTTGATGTTTTTTTGTACCGCTACATCCTTTTCGTAAGAAAGGAACGTCAGTACATCTTCTATATAAAGTTCTGTTACCCCATTCATATTTGACACGTTACCTTTAGCTAGTTCGTAGATAGTTGAGAACCAGCCCCATTTACTGTGAATTGTTTTAGCTTTTTTGTCTGCTCCTTTTTGCTCAAAGAGTGTTGCATAGTGATGGCTAATTCCTTTTCGATGTTGCAAAAAAAAACCAATGCGCCTATAGCTACATCCATTTTTAAGTTAAGCATTTTTGCCTTTCGTTCCTTGCTTGGGACGTATGTTTCTATCTCGTAACAATCATGGCGTTCATGCACAATTGGTCTGTAAAGAATGGACATAATGACGTGCAGATTATCAAACATCCCTTGGTTACAATACGTATCAAGGTCTGCAAATTCTCCTACTGTTAGCGTAGTCCAATTAGGAATAAACCCATACCATCTGTTATCAAGCATAACCTTCTGTTGCAATGGTTGCTTCATAGTTGAAGCGTCAGGGTCAGCAATAAACCATGCAAGTAATTCTCCTGCCTTTTCTATCTCGTGCCATTGTGCATTTTTTAGCGAACCAGGCTCTAGTCCTCCTAAGCACTCGATAGCTAGTCGTACTGACTCGTGAGCATTCATAGATTTTTCGTATGCTTTCCAAACGTTTTGGTATTGCTCTATGGTTATTTCGTGGTAACCTTCAGGTAGGCTTACTTTCATCTTATGTAGTATGAACGGTTTCTGTGTGCTAGTTTGTTAAGGCAGCAGTATCTCACAGCGTCGATGCCATGATTCCAAGCGTCCCTAGGTTGTGGAAGTATACGACCATCACGATCAGTATTCCACTTGTAATTTCTAAACTCCTTCTGCAAGTTTAGGCTGTCTGACTTGATGAACAGCTTGTGCCTTCTCATTATGTCAATGCCATTGCGTATGCTGTCTGCTCCCTTACGCGCAGGCTTCACGTTAAAGTTCATGCGCGATAACTCAGTTATGCTTTTTGGTTCTGCGCTATCTGCTATGATTTCATCATGCCTCCCTATATCCCATGTCCTAAACTTCTCGCCTAAATCTTGGTTGGTTAAGCCTCCGCTGTATATCAACTCCTCCATGTACAGTTCATCTCCCCTTTGACTAACTCGAACCAATGCCGCAGGGTCAGCAGCAAATCCAAAGTCTAAGCCATATGCTATGTGCTTTGCGTTCTCAGGCAGTTCGTCGTAGACGTGCGTTTGAAATATAGTTTCCTTGCTTATGCCCCTTTCCCCTAGTCCATAGATTCTCCAATAATTCTCGTCTGTGTCTTTGAGTCTTTCAATCTCATCTATTACCTCCTTGTTTAAAAACGGGTTGTCTAGGTAGGTAGACTTAAAAAAGTCGCAGTCATCCCTAGGTATCACCGTGTCATAAATCCAATGGAACTCTTCACTTGGGTTAAAGTCGATGAAAATTTTATACAGGCAGCGCATAGAAATTTGGACAAAAACCTCCTTTGCCAATTCTGTACACTCATTGAGAAAAACAAAATGGTGCTTTGCGCCCCTAAATTTGTCGGGCTGATCGGCACTTATAAATTGTACTAGGTTACCAAACAGATTGTACGTGTTCTCTGTCTTGTTATGGTGCTTCTCTTGATACCACCCTGCCTCTTGTATGATGTTGAAGAAGTCACGCATCACACTAGCACGAAGCGAAGGAAAACTTCTGCGTATGATAGTTATAGTGAACTGCGAGTTTTGGTACGTGTAACACCATTCGCACAGGCAATGCAAAACTGAATAGGTCTTGCCACTTCTGCTCCCTCCTTGCAAGCAAACGATACGCGCCTTGCTTCCCTTTACATCGTAGTACGCTTTAGGCTGTTTCACGTAGTCTGGTTCTCATCTTCTTGGTCTGTCTTATCCCATACCTCATCAAACCACGAAGGGGGCTTAATAGCCTCTAAAATGGTTACGTCTGTTTCTACTTGCTTAGGCATAAAGTATGGCATCAAACTGCTTAAAGCCTTTAAGTATTTCTCGTCGCTGTTCTCACGCAAGATGCCCAATGAATCTTTAATATTATCCATCTCGCCTTCCATTACCTGGACAAACAATTGCCGTGCCTCACTAGATATTTTGCCCTTAGCACCTTTTGGTCTTCCATTAGGATTTCCCGATTGTCCTTTATCGTACTTAGCCATGTCTGTTTTTTTTCTGTTATTTACAGGTGTTCGTACTCTTTGATAGATTCAAATATACGATGTGCTACTTGTGGCACTATGGCATTTCCGTATGCTTTGATTGATTCTCTTCTCCACTTTGGAAAGGTAATGCCGTCCAGTTCTTGGGGAAGCCCATCATCCAACCCGGAAACAACGGGTTCAGTTTCCCACGAAACCCCAACCGATGCAGATGTTCCGGCAAAGAGCCTGCGCTTCTGCGGTATCTCTTGAAGTACATTGGAGAAGAAAGATTCTCCCTCATTGAGTCGGATGCTGTTGGGGTAAGCAACCAAGTAGCACCGGGAACGGTGGTGGCAGGCACCGATTTCGCTCGCTCTTGTAACTCTCCATTCTGCATTGTACCCCATTCCATCCAATTCACCGAGGATTGTTCTCCAATCTCGTCCATTGTTGGTTCTGAGAATATTCGATACGTTTTCGGCGGCGACGTATTTGGGTCGTATTTCTTTGATGGCGCGAACCATTTCTGTCCATAACCCTGTTCTGTCGCCTTCAAGTCCTTTTTGGCCTTTTCCGTGTTGTTTAGCGATGCTTGCGTCTTGACATGGGAAACCTCCGCTGAGAACGTCAATTCGTCCATTATACTTAGTTGCGTCGAAGTCGTGTATGTCTGCGTATTGTTCTGCATTGGGAAAATGGTATTTGAGGATTTTTTGGGGGAATTCTTCCCACTCGCAATTAAAGACATTAGTAAACCCTGCCCATTCAGCTGCTAGGTCAAAGCCTCCAATTCCTGAAAAGAGTGATCCATGTGTCATAATCCGCAATGTCCTGAATCGCATTCGCTGAAATCCTTGAAAGATAATGCGTGCTGTAGTTTGTGTTTTTTTATCTGATCGTAAGTTGTCTCTTTCCCTACTAGAAATATATCGTTCGGATAAGTACGGTTTCGCTCCTGACTTGCAAACCATTCCATTTTATTTGGGTGCTTGTCAAACATAGTGCGAAGCAAAATAGGGTTTCTGTGAAAGCATCCTACGCAGTTATTTTTTTCTGCAAATCGAACGGGTTTGTCTTTCCAAAACTCAACTATCTTGTCGCGGTAAATCCCGTCCTGTATCATTGGAAAAACTGGCTTTTGCCACGCTGTTTCCGCCCATTTATTGTTTCCGTTTGTGTGCTGTCCAACAATATGCTTTTGTTCTAAAAGACCGTCTGCATTGCATTTACTAAAATGAGATGCCGCCCTTCGTTCTTCTCCTGCTCGAAATCCTATCTGCATTTTAACTGGCTCGTTTATTTTTTCTCTCCACCATTCGAACATTGGTTTCAGCTTCATAAGTGCGGTACAGTATCTGCGTAAAGGACTCGGTAAGACTTTCCCGTGTTTTCCACTTGTGATTTCGTCAAACGTAGCTCCTGTGACCCAATCAATGGACTCGCCTAGATATTGCTCAAGGTCAAACATTGTGTGCAGGATAGTATCGTCTTCTGCCGTGGCTATAAACTCCTTTCCAATTCGATCGCTTACCGCTTGAACTAGTTTTGCATCCTTTGGAGTGCATTTACGGTCTTCTATGCATACCAAAGCAAATACCAAGTAATCGCTTGGGTAGTTTGCCGCTATATATGCTGATGATTGCCCGCCGCTTACGCTTGTCACAGTTTTCATTCTATTGTTTGTTGGTTCGGGAATCAAAGTCACTAATTAACCACCCATTCTTTACACCTTGCTTTTTCCACTTTTCGTATTTGTCACGCATTCGAAGCCACTCTACCTCCCTCTTTTCTGTTTCATCATGCGTCACCCGATATGAACCGTAGGCATCAAAACATACTATGCCTTTGTCGTGCATCTCGCTTAGTCTTGCTGACGCTGTTTGATTCTTTAGTCCCAAATGAAACTCAATCATCTGTAGACTAGTTGCGCCATTGTTTTCCAGGTAAGAATATATCTGTTGTTCAATAGATAGTTTCTTGGGCTTGATTTCTTCGTGCGCTAAAATTGATGCTTTACTCATCTTGTAATCTGCTTTTAAAATGTTCAATTATTTTCTCTGTCTTTACCTTGTAGTAGTCTTTAAATTCTCCTTCCCCTCCCTCTTGCTTGTACAACTTGTAGAGTACGGCACGTAGCCTTTGGCTCTGTGTCTTCTTCTTATCGTACAAGTCTAACTCTATGCTGTCTAACTCTTCAAATGGTACGCTGTCTTCAGGCGAATCATCAGCCCTAAAGTACAGTATGCCGAATGTGTCTAACAAACTGTCAATGTTCATTAGGTCTTGGCTCGTCTGCTCTTGGGTAAGCAAGCGCAAACTTACGCTACGATCCTTTCTGCGTTGGTAGCCGTCAAGTATAGCAGGACATAGTATCTTCATTTGTCGCAGCTAATAGCGTATGCCTTTTCTAGTTGCTCTAGATTTTCTAATACGCATTTTCCGCAATTCGTTTTTTTCAAACGGATTCCAAATGTGCGTTGGTATACGTCAATGAACGTTTCCTGGTAAGCCAATGAAACTGTCGCTCCTTCTTGAAACTTAGGCTTCAATACATCTACCCATATTTTTTGATCGGCTTTGCTCATGCCATCATAACGGGGAAACCTTCTATTAAGATACTCCTTTCTTTTCTTACATCCGCAGTCTTTGCCCGTAATTTCCGATACTTTCTCCACGACTTTTTTAATGCCTGTGGCTTCCGTAAACTTTTCAATGTCATCGCCTAAGCCTTTAGATTTCTTTCGTCTTGGCTTTGATGTGCGCTTGGGCTTTCCTAATGCTTCTGTAGATTGTTTGTCTGTTAATTCCTGTGGCATCGCTTAATGTTTGTAGTGTGTGACTGTGTAAAAAATAGGCTTTAAATATCTCTCTGTCGAACCAATTTATCTCTTCAAGCAAAGTGAATACAGTTCCAAGTTGTTGTTTTTCTAACTCTATTACTTCGTGTTCTTTTATCGAAACCTGCTCGACATCTAAATTCGCTTTTCGTTTTTCGTACTCTTTGTACTGTTTGTAAAACTTGCCGTGTTCATGCCAACTAGCAATGCGCATAGCCCGTTTCATGTAAGGCAGCATTTCTTTCCGTGTGCATAGCTTGTCTAGTTTATCTCCCTTCTTTAAAAAAGTAATCGACATATCGTGTAGCAAATCTTGTCCCCAAGCCTCGCCAACCAAACGGTCACCATACCTTTTTAAGGTGTCGTATTCTTTAACCAGGAAGTTTTCGAAACAAGTCATTGTAGTATGCAGTCATCTCTTGTAGTTCTGCTATGCTAAATTTTGTGGTTTCATTGCTCTTGCGCAGTATTTTATCTGCTGTGCCTTCGCCGTAAATTACGTCTAATCTCTTTGCAAACAAATACTGTTGACCGCCTGTCAAATTGCATTGCTTACATTGGGGCATCATATTGACCATGCCCTCTTCAGGCTTATATAGCCAACGGGTACTCATCTTTGATCGCGTTATAAAATGACCGCAATCTAATAGCTTCCAATTTTTCCTTGCTGTACACGTAAAACAACTTGCCCG